GCCCAACTCGTCGCCGTGGGTGCTCAGGATGTGCATCTCGTCGGTCAGCCCGAAGTCAGCTTTTTCCGCTCTACGTACAAGCGCCACACAAACTTCTCCCAAACTGTGGAACGTCAAGTCATCCAGGGCAATGTGTCCGACAATGGTATGTCTACAGTTCGTTTCGAACGCAAGGGTGATCTCTTGGGTTATGTCTACCTTGTCCCAAACAATGGCACCGCAACCCAAGCTTACAGCGCCGCCGATTGGCGTACCAAGATCGCCAAGGTTGAACTCCTTGTCGGTGGTCAAGTTATCGACGAACAAGATTCCATCTTTTCCACTCTCATTGCGCCATCCCTTTTGGCTAGCGCCGCCCCCAAGTCGCCAAGTGCCGATCTCTTCGGTGGCTTGAGCGCTTCCCGCTTCTACCCACTTCGCTTCTCCTTCTGCGAAAACTGGCAATCCGCCCTCCCACTCATTAGCCTTCAGTACCACGACGTAGAACTCCGTATTACATGGGGCTCCGCGGCTTCTACTGACAAGTGGGATGTCTACGCGAACTACGCCTACTTGGATACACAAGAACGTGAAGTCTTCGCGGCTCAGCCACAAAATATGATCATGACCCAAGTCCAAAAGGCTATCGCCTCAGGCAACAAGATTCAAGAGCTCAACTTCAACCATCCAGTCAAGTATTTGGCTTCTGCTGATGCTTCCGACTTGGACATCCTCAACAATGATAACAAGCTTAAGCTCCAAATCAATGGTACCGATGTCGCGGACTTCAAGTTTGCGGATCCAAACTTTACCACTGTGCCACTTTACTACCACACCCCCAACGCTGACAGCAGCCGTGCTAAGAAGTTGTTCACTTATCCATTCTGCTTGGAAACTGCGAAGCTTCAGCCAACCGGTTCTCTCAACTTCTCCCGCCTCGACTCAGCGCGCATCATCAACAGCGCTCGCAACTCCACAAAGGATATTTACGCTGTGAACTACAACGTCCTCCGTATCGAAAATGGTATGGGTGGCCTCCTCTACTCTAACTAAATCTCTCCGTATTTAATAAATTGCAATGTGGAACATAGTCTTCCTCCTCGCCATCGTTTTTGTATTGACGTACGATCCAAAATCCAGGACACTTGAAAAGTTTGTTGGGCAACCAACACCCCCAACCGAGAAGTCTTGCCAACCTACGCATTACGAAGCCGTACAATTTGCCCAAGCCCCATATGAATGTCCACCACCAGGCAGAGCTCGAATGGGTGTTCTTACTTAAAAAGAAGCCGCAATTATAGATCATAATGATTCCAATGGACCGTGAAACTCTCATGATGATTGCCACTATTGTGGCCGTTGCCGCTGTGATCTTCTTGTTCAGAGAAGTCAACAAGACCAAGACCGAAGTTGAGAACTTCCGCAATTTTTCAGCCCAGTTGATCCATCAACTTTCTGGTCCACCAATGGACGAAGAAGATGAGCCAATGCCACCACAACAACAACCTGTGCAAAAAGCTGAAAAACTCGAGGAATAAACATATCCGCTTATTATAACTTGCGAATGCGCAATGAAAAAGTACAAGGCTATAGCGATACCGGTCAGCTTTGCCGATGATAAACCAAAGTTTCTCACGGTGAGGGATCGAAGATTTAAGGATTGGATTTTTGTCACAGGGGGCTGCAGGCGGAGAGAGATCTTCAACCCCCTTAGGTGTGCACTTAGGGAACTTGAGGAAGAGACGAGAGGGACGGTAGCACTCAAGAGTGGTGAGTATACTACCTACAAATTCACAGTGAAGGAGAGCCCCACAGTGGACCTTGAATACAATGTTTTTGTATTCTTTGTGGACTACAAGCGGAGCGAACAACAGGCACTCGTAAAGAAGTTTTACGAAGAAAAGCAAAAAAACAAATTTGAAGAAGATACAGAAACAACCAATAAAGAAAACTTTTGATGAAAATGATTATATGAGTTTTGATACCCTCGAAGAATTTAACTCCAGAAAACGTTGGAAGCTCATCGTGGACAACGTTCTTAAAAATCCCGAATTTTACGCGTGTGTGACTTCTCTAAATAGAAAAAAGTTTTCTATTAAGTAGAATGAAGTCAAAGGCTTACATTTTAATGCAGATTAAGGAACTCTTGAAAACGAATAGAGGCCTCGGTGACGATGAAATTGAAGACTGGGTGACTGAAAATGGTGAAAAGACTGTGTATGAGCTTTTAACCATTAAGAAGCACTTGGCTGAAACAATGGAATTTCCAGATGTATCTTGCATGGCAAGGTATAGAGAATAGAGGCATTACAAAGGTATGTTTAAAAAGTGGTGTATAGAACAAAATTTTTACAAAAAACCCAATGTATCACATGTGTTTATGGATCGTGGATCCATATCCGTACCCTTTGATAGATTGAATGAATTTAACCACAAGTACATAGAGGCCGTTCGTTCTGGTGAAAAGCTTTTTGTGGTCGAACAAAAGACACCCACATATAACTTTTTCGTAG